CCGACAGGCCTGGCATCATGCGGTCGACTGGGCCGAGGTAGTCCGGGACGCGCTTCGCCATCGACGCGACGCACTGCTGGTGGTTCATCCGCATGCCTTTGTGGACGCCCTTCGTCTCCCCCATGCAGATCGTCCAGATTTCAGGCCGGGCTATGTCGGGGTACGCCACATGCGCTTCGCCCTCGAACGGGGTGCTGAAAGCGATCACCATTGAGATGACGGCTGCGGGCGCTGCTGCTTTAGGGTTAGTAGCCATCAGTGCTCCTTGTTAACCTTCTGCTCGACCATGTGCACACGCTCGTCGAGTCGGATGTTGTTGTCGTGGTTAGCGCCTACTTGGCCGAACAGCCATGCGACGGTGAGCATCACGCCACCGAACAGTAGCCCGACGATCCACTGCCCTACCTTCAACCCGCCGAGCGCCTGGTCCACAGTCTCTTGTATTCCGTTGATCTTCCTGTCCTGCACGTCCACCCGCTCGTGTAGCCTTACAACCGCGCTGTTGCTGCGGTCCTCCATTGCACGTATCGCGTCGGACAGCTGCGTCGACAGCGACTGGAACTGGCCCTGTATGGTCGTGTTAAGCGCCTCGATACGCTCTCGCGTCGTCTCGGTGCGCGTCTCCATCGTGTCCAGCACTTCGTCATGTATGGCGACAGACTTGTGCAGGTCGAGGACTTGCGCCTGGTTCGCTGCAATGCTGTCCAGCTTCTCTACGAGGTGCCCCATACGCACAGACATAACCGCTATCTGCGTGGCTTGTTCTTGGTCTTCTGGAGGCACCATTATCCCCTAATATTAATTGATTGGTGGATTAAAACTCAACAGTGACCGTAGGCGGACAAAACGCACACCCCCGCCGGTAGTGGTATTGATAGCGTACGCAATCAAGCCTCGGTCTCGGAATACATGGAGTGCACTTCCAGGGTCACCGCCGCCGCCGTGGCGTTATTGGTGCGCCATGCACGCGGAGCGATTAGTGTGCTACCGCCTAATATCTGAGCCGTGGAGCCGCCTATGCTGCCCTCGACAAAAGTCCCCGTGTCCAGACGATCTAGGCGGTAATACACTACCGAAGAAGATGTGGGCGCGCAGAACAAGGTAAAGTTGTATACAGGGCCGCTGGTGGCACCTGCCGCCACCATGGGTGGAAAACCCGTACCCAGCGCTATCGGCGTCTGCGCCGTGGTGCCGCCATACACGATATACAACTGCGTCGAATCAGTGGACAGCTGCGCCAGGCCAAAACTTCCTATAAGCGAGCTAGGCTCCACGTTTGCCGGAGCGGCCACGGTGGAGGACATCCCTATGAAGGCGCGTGCACCGGACACAGCTGCGGTGTCGCCGAAGTGGAACCGCCACGAGAACATGAAACCGCCCTGCGCGGTGTTGCCACTGCCGGTAGTGTACTGCGCTGTAGCGCAGTAAATGCCGGCGAACGAGGCGGCTGTGGCTGCGCTGATGTAAGCCAAACGAGTTGCTAGGCCAGCAATGGAGCCGGTCGCAACTACACGCGCAGTGGGCGTGCCTACGCTGGTCTGCGAGGGGAAGTTGCCGGTGAACACGCCGCCGGATGTGTTGTTCATCGGCGCCCACGACCCTATTTTGCGGGTGGCGTAGGACGCCTGAGCTACAACCGGCGCGCCCATGTTAGGCTGGCAAGTTAGCATAGCCCTTCCGGCGAACCGCATGCTGAACGTCACGCTGCCACCGGAGGATGGGATAAGCTGGGTGGTGGTGGGCATCAGCAAACCATTTGATACCCACGCAGGGCCAGATACCTGCAGGAGGCTGCCGCTGCCGTTGTCCGTTGTGGAGCCGATAAGCACTCGCTGCGACGACGTAATCCGCATAGCTTCCGTCGGAGAAGACGTGGCTGTAGTGCTAAACGTCATGTAGCAAGCTGCGCTACCTGTAGAAATAGCTCCGTTGGACCCGACCGTTATCTGCGCTCCGGTTATGTAATTTGATCCGTTATACCCGTTAAAGGTCAACCCACCCAGTGTGGTGGAAGCAAGGATGGCAGTGGGGGCCGCCACGGTGCCTGCGCAAGCATAGAAATTGGCGAGCGAACCTCCAGACTGCGCGCTATATGCCCCTATTGTACCGGCCACCTGCAGCTTATCCAGTGTACTGTCAACGGTTTTACCTAGCAGTAAGCTGCCGCCAGAGGTTAGCGTCATCGGAGTAGACCACACTATGGCCGCTCCGGCAGAACCGGAGGCTGCATTGCTCCAGGTGTGACCGCCGGACGACATGGCGTACAGCCCGGCAAATCCTGCGTATTTGTACGTCCACCCTAGCGACGTGAGCGCTGCGTTCTGTGCCACCTGCATAGAGCTGGTGGACGACGACATAACCGCGCCGCCCTGCATTTCCACGCCCACGTTGCCTGCTGCCCACGCTAGTGGTGCAGCTCCAATCCCCACGATGCTGGCGGCAGTGGTGAGCGCGCCGGCATCACCGTCATGCGACAGCGCGCCGTCGACGCCAAGCGCTGCAGGGTGTGTCAGCGTGGTGTTACCGGTATACCTAGTCTCCACCGTGACCTGCACGTTGTATGCGCTTGAGCTGTTGGTAGTGACCTGTACCGCCCCACTGCTTACTTGTAAGCGAGGTTTGTTGCTGTCGGTCCCGTTATTGGCAACTAGGCGAATTGCCCACGTAGACGCTGCGGTCTGATAAACCTGGTAGCAAGCGCCTGCGCTAGTTACTGTGCCTGGTACAGTCAACCTGAAGATGTACACATTCCCGGCCACCAGCGCGGTGTTACCGGTTATATCAACCGGAACACTTGTCCACGCTGCGTTGGACACCGAGGACACGGTTGTGCTGTATACAGCGAGACTCGCTAGGGAGCCAGCTGGCATGTTGATGGAGTCGCCAGACTGCAACTGCTGCGGCAGACCGTCTGAGCCGACTACTACAGGTAAGCGTGCAGTCACAGCGACCCCCTATCTGTTACAGCAGGATTGGCTGGTTTAGGAGGATTTCCAGCTCAGTAGTGCTGATGGCGCGACCTACCAGCGTGTTGCACTGGCCTACCGTGGTAGGCGGTGTAGCGGTCAGCTTGCCAACGTTCGCAGGGTCCAAGAAGTAGTTGGTGTTGAATGTGAGACCGCCAGATTCACCAGTCACTACTGCATCCCACTGCGCAGCAGTTGCTACGAGGATGCCGGACTGTGCGATGTTGCCGGCCGCGCCGGCTGCGATAGATACGTCGTACACCAGGCCGGCCAACAGCGACGTGGTCTTGGCGTTGGCCTGCGCACGCTTAACTGCGTCAGCAGCTGAGGCGTAAACGGGCATGCCAATCACCAAGGCGGTAGCAGACTCGCCGTTGGTTACCGAGCGGATGGAGGGGGTGTTCACGGGCGACGTGATGTTGTCGCCGGCCTGGAGCTGCTGAATCTGGCCGTCAGCGCCGAGCACAAGGGGTACACGAGTAGCCATAGTCTATTTCCTTACAGTTGGATTGGCCCAAGCGGGCTTAGCGCCAGGGTGGTGGTTGAAATTGCTTCCCCTACTCGCGTTACAAACTGGCCGGCCAGCACCGGGCGCTGCGTGCCGATAACCCCTGGGCCTGTGAGGAAGTAGGTGGCGCCGAGCTGCAACAACGTGGCGCCTGTTGCAGTGCTCCAGTCGGGCAGCGTCAGGTAGCCGCGCTCGATAGCCCCGGCGTACCCAGCCTGCACGTCACTTTGTGCCAGGCCTATAACCGTTGCCGACGCGGAGGAGACCACGTCTGCTGGCTCTGCCTGGCCTGTTACGCGGTTCACCGCTACGGGGCAGCCAGCAGAGACAGATACAGAAAAAACAGCAACGGGAGCTGCCTGCGTAGCACCGGGGACTCCCTGCTTACCCTGCGGCCCTTGCGCGCCGGCTGGCCCTTGCTCAGCTGCAGTGACGATGGACGCAGGCGCATCTGCCGGCGCGACAACACCGAACGAATCCGGCTGTGCTGTCACGATAGAGACGGTGTCTGCACCGGCCACTACTAGCGTGTCGCTCATTGCGTCACCTGCTGAACCAGCTTCACTTTTCCTTTAACCAGGAAGCCAACGTCTCCGTTGGAGGCGGTCAGCTTCAGGTCGTATACCGCTGAGTCGAAGGCGAGAAGTGAGGTGGCAGACGGCGGTAGGTAGAGAGTGATCGTGCCCGTGGCGCCGCCGAGGCCTATTGCGCCCTGCACTCCTGCTGGGGCTACGTAGGCAGCGTCCGAGGACATGTCGGCCAGAACCGCGCCGCCGAAGTCGTCTCGCACCTGCGCGTGGGCCACGTACCCCGTGAGGTCTACCGGCAGCGCTGGCATGCCGGTGTCCCAGGTGAGCTGCTGCCGGAACGTGGCGCCCTGGCGGATAGTCAGGTTGAGAGTTGCTGGCTCCATATCACCACCTGATCGTGTTGGCGTAGTCGCGGGCTGAGTACAGCTCGCCGGGCATGATGTCGCCGCCAATACCGCCGTAGCGGACCTGCAACACCGGAGTGCGCGCCTTACCAATAGCCACTTTGGCCTTGGCCACTTCCTCGTCGTAAGCAGCCTTGGCCGCGTCGCGTGCTCGCACGTCCATCGTCTCTGCGTCTGGCTTCCCGTAAGCCCGGTAGCGCACCCAGTGAGCAACCACGGGCAGGTACTCGTCCTTCACGTCGAAGTCAGCGTCCACAGAGTCGATGGTGTCGATGGCGCCCCGCAGCACATGCAGCTGCACTTGGTAGTCCTGGTCGGCCAGGTGATCGAAAACGAGGTACTTGTCGTCCTCATTAACGAAGTAGTGGCGCGGCCGGCCTACGGTCTGGACAGCAGGTGCCCGGTCTTTTCCGGGGTGCAGCTTGTGGTGCCCTACGAGTACGATTTCTTCCAGCCGGATGATTGCCGCCGGCCGGCGTATGCGGTTGCTGCCTGCTGCAAGGGTCAGTGTGAGGCTCGGGGACGAGGAGTCGCGCACGCCGCCGGTGTCGTTCAAGAAACGGCGGTGGCCTTCGTCCATGTAGCGGAGCAGGTCGGCATCGGACCACAGATACGGCTCTACCGCGTCGAACAGGTCAGAGCGCACTGCGGAGAGAACACCCCCGGCGCTCACGTTACTTGACCTTGGCTTCGGCCTTGGCTTCGGCCTTCAACTGCTCGGCTACCTGGGCCTTCAGCGCATCAGCGGCTTCTTCCGGCATCGCACCAGCGGCCATGCAGTCCGATACGCAGTTGTCCGGCACGTAGGTCTTTTCGCCAGACTTGAAGCGAATGGAGTGGCCGTGCTTGGTAGCGACGACGTGGTCCTTGAACATGATGAGAGATGCCATCTCTATTTCCTCAAAAAGCGCCCCGGCCGTAAGACCGGGGCGAAGTCACCCGCCCCGCAAAGGACTGATCAGATGGTTTCGGTAGCGCGGCCCGGAACCACGTAGGTGATAACCACCTTGGCGTGGCCCACAGTCGCCGGTGTGGCGGCAGCGTGGTAGTTGTAAACAACCGGGTTGCCGGGGACATTCTTGAAACCATCGGTCAGCGCGTGCTTACCAACGGTGTTCAAGGCCACGGTGGCGCCGAAGGTGGTGTCACCTACGGTGCCGAGGCCGATGTCCAGCGTGGCGGCTTGGTCCCAGGCGGTTTCGACCAGGAGGAAAGCGTTGATGATGATCGCGCCGGACGGCATCTTATTGACCAGGTTGGCCAAGTTCACGCCGGTTACCGGGTTTACCGGGTCGTTGGCGTTCAGTTGGCTGGTGCAGTCAACAACGTCGATGTCCTGCATCATAGTGAGGGGCCACTGACGGCCTTCGTTAAGACGGCTAGGCTGAGTCATGTCTGCTCCTTAGATGGCGGTGTACAGGTTGAGCACACCGAAGTCCTGTACGGTGTCGCCGTCGTACATGGTCTGGAACTGCGGCTTCAGGAAGCCGAAGATTTTCCCGGTGGAGATACCTGCCTGGTTGTCGTAGTCGAACTCTTTCTCGACCCACTCCGGCTCGCCCAGGTCGCCCATGGCCAGGGCCTGTGCGCCGCAGAAGGCGATGGAGCAGCCGTCCACGGTGCCGGTGGAACCCCACTTGTTGCCGGAAGCAGCACCGAGGGTGTTGTAGACGCGGCGGTCTTCGTGGAGGTACATGCCGTCGATCTTCACGGTGGTGCCAGAGAACAGCGGGTTGGAGCTGTCACGGGCAGCGGCGAAGCGCAAGTTTTGTACGTACTCGGGGTCTTGCTTCAGTCGCAGCATGGCGCGGGGGTTCAGGAAGACGTGGTAGGTCTCCTCGCCGCCCTGCTCACGCACACCACGGATGTACTTGGTCTTGGCCGATTCTTTCATCGCCTGGATGGTTTCCCAGGTGATGTAGTTGCCGGACACCACGTCGGTGGTGGCTGCGCCAAAGTTCAGGGTCTTGGCGACCGGGTCCCAGGTAGCGCGGCGCTGTGCGGTCGGGGCGGTCACGTCGGCGGCAAAAGCCAGCTCAGCGAAAGCCTTGTTGTTCGACATCACGTCGGTACGCAGACGGCCGTCGCAGGTGTACAGGTAGGACACGCCAGCCAGGGTCAGGAATGCCAGCTGGTCGATACGATCCGACAGCCAGTAGGCCAGAGCGTTACGCGACACTTCGCGGAATTTCACCACGGTGCGCTGATCGGCCATACGGCCTTTGTTGCGGTTGGCGTGTCGCAGCTGGTCGATGTTGATGACCTTGTCGAACACGTTCATCGCTTCTTCGTTACCTTCCAGGGTGCGGTCACCGGAGGTACCGTCGCCCTTCAGGTCAGCGATCAAGGTGATGATGGCCTTCGCGCCGGCTTCGGTTTTCTTCAGCTCGGTGACACGCTGGCAGATGGAGTTTTCATCGGTGCCAGTAACTTTGTCGATGAAGGAGAGGTTACGCGCCTGACGCCAGAGGTCTTTGGACCAGATGATCTTCTGTTCCGATGTCAGCGCGGCAAAATTAGTCTGAGACATTGCCGAGTTCCTTAATGATTAGAGGATTTCTCTCGGGCTATCGCGCCGACAACGGAAGCAACCCTTACGGGGATGAATCGGACAGCACTGTCGTAGCCGCCTCACGAATATCCACATTATCCACTTGGATTGATGTATTAGCAAGATGCAAAAAGCCCGGCATATGCCGGGCTTCGTGGCTGCAGGCGGTGTTACTGTGCAGCGCCGGGAATAGTCGGTGCGACTGGCGCGGAGGCTGAAGCGACGGCGGCGTCAGCAACTGCGGCGGCTGCAGCGTTTACCGCAGCGTCACTGACTACCGGGGCTGCGTCAGCGACAGCCGGAGCCGGGGCAGTTACTGCAGGCTGGGCTTCGACAGCAGGTGCGACTGCACCCACTGGCTCGCTGCCGCTGCTGACTGCTGCACCGCCGGCACTAGCAGCGCTGCCTGCACCGTCAGCAGAAACAGGAGCCACGCTATCAGCAGCCGGCGCATCGGCGGGGTTAGCGGCCGGCTGCAAAGGCTGTGGGGCGTCGGCATCTGCGCTGTCGTCTACTGCGGGAGCGGCCGGTACCGCCGGCGGGGCTTCAGCAAAGGCGCCTTCCAGTACGGCGCTGGAGTCAGCCAATGCCTGGGCAGCCGGGACGACCTCCGCCACGGCCAGGGTGCCGGCTGCGACGCCTTGGGCGAGAATGATAAGAAGGTGACTGGATACGCGGGGTTGAGACATGGCCATGCTCCTTGGTTTATACAAAGTCGCCACGGGCTGCGGCGATCTGTTCTGGGGTCATCTTGCTGAGGTCCACGCCCTTGGAGGCGTCGGGCACATTGGCTACGCCGGACAGTGACGGAGCCTGCTTGTTTACGGCGTCGACGATCTTGGCGCGGGATGCGGCGGCGGCCTGCGCGGCGGCGTCTGCGGCCGTGGGCTTGGTTTCTGCCTGGACCACCTCGGCACCAATGCCGTACATCGCGGCCACGGCGTTGGCGGCGCGCTCAAGGGCTACGTGGTGCGGCTTGCCGGAGGCCACCATGCCCTGGTACAGCTCTACAACTTCAGCGGTCTTGGCGTCGTCGTAGGCCGCGTTGTTCATGTCGAAGGCCGGGAACTTCACCTCGACAGAGCGCAGGGTGGCCTCGTACAGGCTCTGGGCCTCGCTCTGGGTCTGCGTACTCAGCGAGGTCTGCTGGGCCTGGGCGGAGTAGAACTGGCGCTCCAGGTCACGGCGTTCGCGCAGCACGGCCATGGCCTGCTCGCGGTCGCCATTCATCAGCAGGTCAGCGTGCTTCTCGTCCAGCTCGTTGATCTTGGCTTCCAGCTCAGGCAGGTTGACGGACTCGCTCAGCTGCTTCTGCTGCGCCTCGTATCGGGCCAGACGCTCCTCTGCCTCTTTGCGCTTGGCGATCTCGGCGTCCAGGCGGGTCTTCGGGACGCGGATGTCCTTGCCTTCCGGCTTGTTCTCCGGGGTCTCTGCCGCCGGCGTTTCCGAGGCGGGGGTCTCTGCGGCAGGGGTCTCGGCTGCCGGCGTTTCTACCGCAGGCGTCTCTGCTGCCGGTGTCTCCGCTGGTGTCTCGGCCGCTGCGTCGACGACCAGCTCGTCGCCTCGGTCGCCGCCAATGCCTTCAAAGCCGGTGTCTTCCATCGGGGCCTGGAACTTCTGCTTGCGAATGATCATGTCTGCGTCCTTTTATTGCGGGGTGTTTTCTTGCGGAGTTTCTTCGGCCTGGTCCTGCTGCGGCTGCACAGCGCCTACGCCGGCCAGTACCGACTGGATGTCCTGCTGGCGTTGAGCCTGCTGGGCTGCGGCCTGCGCATCACCGGCCTGGCCGCTCTGCGTGGCTGCAGCCTGGGCCTGATCCATCTGCGCCAGGGCCATATCGTGCTGGGCGCGAGCGGTGTCGAGGTCGACGCGGCGGTGCTGAGCGTCCGTCTGCGAGGCGGCGTTCTCTGCAGCCAGGTAGTCCTTGTCCTGCTGGTGGGCGAACTGCTCCTGTTTGAGCTGCTGGGCCTGGCCGGCTACCTGGGCCTTGACACCAACGGCCTGTGCCTCTGCCTGCTTGAGCACAGCTTCTGCCTCCAGCTTCTGTACCTCGGCCTGCTGCTGGCGCATCTGCAGCTGTTGCTGCTGCTGGGCGGCCTGGGAGTTTGCCTGCGCGGCCATGCGCTTGATGATCTCGTGGCGATCTGGCAGGCGGCTGGTGGAGATGAGCACGTCGTCTGGAATCTGGACACCCTCTTTGCGTAGCTCCAGGGCCTGCTCGTGCTGGCTGTCTTCCAGCGACTCACGTGCCGGTACCGGGGCGACGATCACGTCGTAGGTGCCGAGGGTCATGTCGTTGAGGATGGAGCCGTCGTCTTGGTGGGCGTTGATCTTCAGCACCTCGGACTCGCGCTTGATCGGGTCTTTGATAATCCGGATCACGCGCTCCTCGCTCCAATACTGCTGAACCAGGTTCAGGATGGTGCGTGCCAGCAGGTAGTCAGTACGGGACAGGTTGTCCAGCGGCTTCTTGTGGCTGGTGATGCCGCGCTGCTGTTTGGCCTCGATGGCCTTGGCGGCTACGTCCTCGCGGTCCTGGCCGAGCATGGTGTCGGTCACGTTCGAGATCGTCTTGATGTGTTCCTCAGCCTTGTAGCTGATGCGATCCAAGCCGCTGGGGTAGGCATTCGGCGTGATCTTCTCGACCGCATCGATGTCGGTCACCTCAAGCACCAGGCCGGTGCGGGCGCCCTGCTCTGCCAGCTCCTCGACCGTCATGTTGGTCAGCGCGCCGTTCTTCACCTTCCAGCCGGAGTTGGCGGTGGTGTTGACGACATGTAGCTCCTGACTGGAGACCTTGTTCAGCAGCTGCTGCGGGTCCAGCAGGTTCTCGACCATGCCGACCGGGCGGCCGAAGATGAACATCGGGAAGAACGGAACGACCGTGAAGTGGGCGAAGGGGCTGCGCTCGTTGTGGAGGACGAACTTGTCGCAGGTCACCGTCCACATGATCACGTTGGCCTCGCGGCGCATGGTGGACAGGTTGGGGTTCGCCTTCAGGTACTTGGCCACGCGAGCCTTGTCCCAGTCGGCCGGTACCGGGCGCATATCCCCGGTGGCGGTGTCGACGAAGTGCTGAACGACCTTGCGCTCGCGGTACTGACGGTCAACCACGCGGAAGCGGCGAGCCTGCGGCGCCAGGGTGTAGCCCAGGCGGTGCTGCGGGCCGAAGCGGTCGATGGCGTCGGCAAAGGCGTCGTAGGCGAACCAGAGGTCGGACGGCTGGACGGACTTCAGATAGTCGGCAAGCTCCTTGCAGTCGTAGCGCTCGGCGATCTCGTCTGGAGACATCCAGCGCGTGATGATCACGTCGTTCCAGTCGGCCGGGTCGTAGCTGTTTGCATCCGGGTCAACCATGACTGTCTTGGGGTCGAGCGCAGTAACGATGATGTCGCCGTGGAGGTTTTCGTCCTCCTTGATGCGGACCTCGTAGAAGCCTCGGCTGGTGATGATGCCGGACTGGTAGACCTCGGAGCGCACCCAGTCGAGCTGG